TTCAATAAAAAAACAGATGCAGACATTCTAGAAAAACTTGATCATGTCGAATCTAAAATGGGTTACATTAAAAAACTTATAAGAGATGATATTGAGAAAGCAAAAAAGGACCAGAGCAAATAGCCCTGGTCTTTTCTTATGCTTTAAATTGTTGTGTAGTCGAGATTTAGTCGAAATTTAGTCGAGATTTAGTCGAGTTTAGTCAACATCTTTATGAATAAACTCATAATAAAACTTAAATTAGACTTTTTTGAGATAATCAGCACATACCCAACCAGATGGAATGCGAGCCCAACCGTCACGAATTTCCTTGACTGTCACTCTAGTGCCTTTTTTAAGTGCTCCTGTGAATGTAGCATGCTCTCTTGCGTTGGCTGTTAATTCAGATTTCTTTTTTCTTCTGTAGTCTGTTCCTGGCCCTGTTCTGACTCTTAGACTTGATGCAGTCACTACATAAGTGCCTAATTTATCAGTAGCGTTTTCGGTTGGCTTTTCAGATGGATTAACTACAGCGTAGATTTCCATTAGTCTATTTTTAAATGCTTCCCACTTTGCATCCTGTAATAATCCATTGCAGTTAGGGCATGCCTTGCCATTTACATCATAGTGACGGATAACACGATCAATTGTGATATTGTAGCGCTTCATGATGATTGATGCTAATACCATAGTGTTTTCGATTGTCTTATCTGTAATCTCGACAACTCCATTTTTAACTGAGTCGCACATTTCAATGCTGATGGAGTTGGCATTCTTACAAATATTATAAAGTGGATGATGATTAGACTGACATTTGCCCCCTACTGAATACGCTGCATAGTTGTCTGGCACTGACTGAGTAACGGAATCATCATCTACAAAATAGTGGGCTGATGCCTTCACAACGTTGTTGTGGAAATATTTTCCGTTTCCTTCGTCACTGTCTCCATCGTTAGAAGTATAGTGGATTACTAAATATTTGATAGTGTTTAAATCTCTAGCGCTTCCGTAATTGCTTCTATTCGCAATATTAGTCTTAAAAATATAACTCATGTTTATTCCTCCTCAAAATATGCACCGATTCCGTAATCGTTGGCGCACATATATTCAATTCTGCATCCTCTCGCTTTGTTCCAACCTTTGCAAAAATAAGCAATGTCAGCAGTAGCTAATAATTCAATTGATTTTGCAAGGCACACTAACGGCTTCTGATACTTATTGTTATAACTGTCAATAATTTCTACATCATCGCCGTAAATATTTTTTACCTTCTCGATTGCTCTTTTTCTATCTGCCTTGATTTCTTCTTCAGACAAATCTTTCATAGGTTGCGAAATAAATATTTTCATTTCTAATCCTCCTCATATCTGATAATAGGCGCCTTTGCCTTGATTACATTGATATCTCCTAAAGAGATATGAAACACATCTCCAGCAGATGCTGCCTCTAGATCTTTGCCATAAATCTTACAAGTAATGGCAGTGCTAGCCTTAAATGTACCTGTTGCACTTACATTTGTAGAACCATTTGCAGTTCCGATTAATGTACCAGCATCATGTAATGATGATTTAGAAGGTACTACCTTAATCTTATATTCTGTGAAAGCTACGTCAGAAGTGAAACTGAATGTAGCCACGTTTTTAGGTGCTGTCTTAGAGATTCTTGAGACGTCTGGACCAATGATAGTAACGGCTGGTACTGAAGTATCTAATGTGATGGTAGCAGATGCAGCAGCAGTCTCATTGCAGACATCATCACGTACTTTTACGTATACAGTCTTGAGTCCGTCGCCTGTTGGAAGTGCAATACTTTTTGTTGATGCAAAAGTCTCCCATGAAGCACTATCTTCAGATGATGCTCCATCAATCCCCCAAACCTTCATCTGATATCCTGATGTGGATGTATCAGATACTGAGATGCTTAAAGTAACATTCTTAGATGTAGTATACTGAGAGCCATTATTTAACTTGATAGTAAGCCCCTGGGGAGCAAGAGTATCAAGTGTTAGATTAAAGTAACTTGCCATGATTATTTCTCCTTGTTAATAGCATTTTCAGCCACTTCTAAACCTTTTGTAAGTACGGATGGTACGTTATCCCCTGCTTCAACGAAATTTTCAAGAATACTGCGTAACTCATTGATAATGAGAGATGCCAATGTGAACCATCCAACATAAGTAGTAATTGTTAGATCAACATTGATAGTCTGACCAATCTCAATAAAAATCGCTGATGCGAGAAAAGCAACGAGTACCATTAACCAGTACCCTAACTTTTTCCATACACCACGCACTCCCTTGGCGCTGTTGTCTTTGCCTGTCAGTCTTGATTTTCTAACTCCTGTAATATAGTCGATAATATTCAAGACTAAAAAACCAACAAATAAAAACCAATGTGTGCCTAATGCAGCGGTTAACACTGCTACAATAGTGCCCCCTACTGCATTAAGAGTGTCCATATATTTTAATGAAGTATCGTATAATTTCATTTTATTACCTCTTTCATATTTACATGTTCTCAGCGACGATCCAAGCGTCTAACTGAATTTGAGTGATATTTGAATAACTTTGATAGTTATTGTGAGCAGAGTTACACTGCTTGAATTGCATATACAACTCGTTACCGTTTGTTACGTTGAATTTGACAGGAACGTCAAAGAATCCACCGTTAGCCTGTATGATTGCATTGGCATCCGTATACCCCATGTTAGGAGCTCGCCAAGGAAATGCGTTAGTACGAACAGGAGTGTATAATTTAAATCCATTAGTTCCGTTAGAATTGAGATGATTGACCGATTGATCAAATATAATACGATATATGTTTATGTCACCTAAACACTGTCCGTATATTGTTCCTGTAAATGTGCCACCATTTAAACCTACACTCAATTGTCTCTTATCAATCGCACTGCTGCCTGTTCCTAGAATATACCCCTTTAGATACTCGGCAATGTTTTCTAGCCCCCAATCATTCGGATGGATTCCATCCGAACTCATCATATTTTCAAAAGATAGGATGTTTTCGGCACCCGGTACTAACATAAAAGGCTGATTTGTATAGCACGCTTTTGATGTGTATGCAGGCATCAATTTATATCTTAATTTAAACTGATTATTCCTATCTTTGAATGCAACCCCAAAAGGCGCAAAGTGAACAACTGCATTTGGATATGTACTCTGTACATAGGATATCAGTGTATCAATGTTGGATTTAACAGTGTCAATTTTATCAGCATATGCCAATTCATTGTATCCTCCCCCTATCAATACATCAGTTACCATTTTTTTATTGCTCACCTGAACACCTTTAAGAAGAGTCAGATAGTTATTGGATGGATTAGAAAAGGATGCACCACCTTTATGATTGATATAGATGTTGTCTGCAGAGAAGTGGCAATTCACTAATTTATTCTTAAGTCTGTCACACCATCCTGTGGCATTTCCATCAGGAGTATAACCATCTCCATAACTGTCACCAATAAAAATCAGTTTTCTTTTGCTTCTGTCTTCTAGATTCATCTTAGTTCCTACCACCCTTTTTCCATCTCCTGAATAGGCAATCAACCCTTCTTCAATGTTATCATCAGTTACTGTACTGTCTGATATATCAATCAATGTATTGCCGTTATATATGACCTTGTTGATGCTCATATAACCACTCCTATGCGATTGTTACTGTAGTTCCGCCAGCAGAGTTCTCACTTTCTGCGTATGGAATCGGATTAACAGTAACCTGTGATAAATAGTTATATCCCGTATCGGGCATGATTGTTTGCGCAGTTGTACTAGGTGTCACTGTCTTCTGTTGAGGTTTAGCACCTTCTGTACCCGACATAGTACCTTTGATGCCTAGGATTGTTACTCCATCACGAATATTCGTAGGAATAAGTTTAGCCTGTTCAGCAGTAGCAATCTGAACATTACCAGAACCATCGTGGAACCCCTGAGGAATCGTATATACCTGTGCCTTGGTTGTGATGCTTCCTTTAACAGAACCATTGTTCTTCATAGTACCTGTTAATTTAGTACCTCTAGCGTATGCAGTTTTTCCAGCTAGCATTTCAGCAACTGCCACAGTCGCATCACCAGAATCTACATCAAATGTACAAGTACCAGTGACTGTGGCACCTGTCTTATCATGAAATGTTAGATCCTTCAATACTTTGTCTGCTGTAGCAGTGTCGCCTGTCAAGTCGATTAATGTCTTGCCACCATAGACGACCTTATTTATATGTTTAGTTTCTGCCATGTTATAATTCCTTTCCTATATAAACTGTATTTCCACCTTCATCGTTTGATGTCTCGAAGAAGGGGATTGCACTAATAACCACATCTTTTTTCATTAACTTATCTTTAGTATCTAGTTGTTGTTTTTTGATTGCTGGAACAACCTCATACTCTCCTAAATAAGCATCATAACTTTTGTCAACTTCAAATAAATCATCATAATGGAATTTAAAGCCGTTTTCCATATCATGAACTTTAAATTTAAAAGATGCGTCATTAGTATGAAATTTTAACCTGAATCGAATATCATTAGACCTAAATTGCACATCAGATCACTCCATCTTTTAAGATCTTATCAACATATATTTTAATGATATCTGATGCGATAGCTTCACCATCTCTTGTAATTCCTCTCACCTGTGCTTCTGCCTGTAGATTCTCTTTTAATTTAAGAGTTTCTTCCTGTGTAAGGTGTATTTTTATCTGTCTTCCTTCAAGCCCTTCACATTCAATTTTTTTATTGAGCATAATTCGTTCATTTTGAGCAATCGTGAAATAAGCGTAAGAAAGTGTAGATATATCAAAAGGAAACTCACATGTTATTGTTGGTGATGTACCTCTAATCATATGCATCACCTCCTATCTAAGCATCATGTGACTGCCTGATAGCCATGTTCCTTTAGGAACAGTGCAATTCTTCATAGAGAATACACTGAAACCGTTTTTGTTTCTATCATACTTGAACATGATTGGACAGTCTGGACTAACAGAAATATCAAACATGAAAGCTGTATGGGTTTTAAGAACATTTTTCATTGTAGAATCATTTCCGAATTTTTCTCCATCGGCGCCACCAGTCATGTTCCATGCATTGGTGAGTGTGCCGTACCAGCAGAATTCCACAATAGTATCATTCCATTTAGCCTCTAACGTAATACCATTCTTGACATCGAGAACATCATGCCCATAGAATTTTGTTCCGCTTTCTTGTGTATTTACCTTATTAATAAGTTCTCTCATACTCATATATTCCTGACATTTACGCTCAACAGATGTGATATTTAATCCATCTAGATGCACCGCATATAACACTAAGTCTCTTGTGCCTGTGCCGCTGTATATGTCGGTCTGATTGTATGATGGTTCTGCTCCACCTGCTGGACCTTTAATGACTGTGAGTGTATGAGTCTCTTTTGTGCCTGTGGTTGTAAACCTTGCTACAATCAAGTCAGTACGTTTCACACCGCTCGAACCGTTTTCAATACGTACTGTTTCGCTGCCAACGATTCTCATAAAACGACCATAGTTGCACAGGATGCCGTCATTAATCTTTATTTCATTGTTGGAAACAATTTCAGCCGTCATTCTACTTCCAGCATGTAAAACACCTTGATAGTCATATAGCGCTAGATACATATAGCCATGTAGCTCAGCGCTGACTTCAGCATCTGTAATATTAATATTCTTTATCACTTCGCATCACCTACCTTGTATGAGATTTCAATATCATCATCACTAATCTTGATTATTTTTTGAGTTATCGGCTCCTTGAACGATATGCCTGTAATATTTTCTTTTGCTCCGACAATGTCAAAGAGTTCTGCATCATCAGCATCAAAAGAGATTTCTAGCGTATCGCTCTCGTTTGCTTCTGCTACCTTTTCAGTCGCATTCTTGATTAATTCATCACGTTTTTCAACATTCACGTCCTCATGTTTATAGGTTTTTCTGTCTAATCCAGTATATGTCTGATTGGATTCGGACCATGAGCCATCAGACTGTAGATATAGATTAATTCTTAATCTATTCAGGAGTTCACCTTTTCCCAGACATAAAATATGATTATATGGCTTAGATTCGGTCTTTACTGTCATATCTATCTGATAGTCATTGTCATACTGTAGCGTGTTGCTTAAATCGTTGATTTTTTCGGCATATAGATGGATTTTCCCATCAACACGATGCCTAATGCACAATCTCGCATTACTAGCGCCTAATGCTTTCTCTAAGGCTTGTAAAAGATTTATATCTCTTACATCATATTTAACGTTGATATTGCTAGCGCCTATGTTATCGACTACAAAGAGATTGCTGAACCTACCATCAATCAACACATTGATGCATGTGTTAGCTTCACCATTTAAAGTTAAATACGCGCTTCCTGCTGGAGGCTGTACATATTCCTTTTCCAGTAATCCTCTAAAAGTTACTCCAATCATAGTGATGGTATTGTCTGATGTATTAATCTTTAAACGCTGGATTACTCCACCAATTTCTGTATTCTCTTTGTAAAAAAGAGACCCAATCGTAAATAATGGGTCTCTATCTTCTAGTGACAAAGTTAATTCAAAATCATTCTTAGATACATCATACTTTCCTATCTCAATGTCAGCGTTGAAATGAGTGAGGTATCCTAGTTCGTTATAGTTAGCATCTGTATAGATATATTCTAATCCCACCTAGGCTCACCTCTTCTTTCAATCAAGACTATGTCAACTTTTTCAACTCCAACTGTAGTTATGTCAAATGAGCCTTGAGGTATCTTCTTAAAAGCATCATATGACTTGTTACGTGAATTGAATATGTTTGACTGCATTCCATTAGATGAATACTTTGTGATAGTCTTCTTGAATGTGTCAATCTCTGCATATTCTTCAGCATTCAAGGTCACATATAACTGATAAGTGTTGTCACTGATATTGACAATAGGATTCGTGCATCTTCCATAGATTCGCATAATCATGTCCGTATCAGTAAATGAATCATTTACAACATTTACTGTTTTTGGGACTGAATACGTAAAAGGATACGTGAAAGGATATTTAGTGACAGTTCTCGAACTGCTGGAGCTGAAGTCAGCGGTGTAGGTTGTCTCCTTAATCCAATAAGAGTCATCTGTAGTGATTTCAACACTTAAATACAAGAGTCTCTTATCAATTAGATATTTGCTTTTAGTGGACTTGATTGCATAGCAATAATATTTGTAACCATTGATTTCAAAATATCCTTTTTCTTTTTTGAGTATGTCTATTTCAAAATGTTCAAAAAATTGGTTTTTAATCACATTAGCTTTCTGCTGATCGGCAACCAAAAACACAAAAGGAATCGTCTTTTTGACAATTCCTTTATAAAATCCGGTGATTCTATTGTTATTGGATTTCACAATCCACTCAAAATCTCTCAAATCATTGTAATTTACAAAAATGCCAAGAGAAGTAAAGTCTAGTGTCTCATTATTTGAATTAGTATGTGTAATTCTGTCAAGCATATTTTCTCACTATCCTTCCTACTTCTCGACCATCTAGCATAACAACGAAAGAACCGTCATTTAGCGCTTTTACGATAATATCGTGCATTCTATCTTCATCAGATAATAAAGCTATGATTCTATGCAATGCGTCTAGGATTTCATCAGCTCTATTGTTAGATGCCTGATTAATCATCTTCATTAATGTATCTCTTCCAGCCACAACTTCAGCACCTGCTTCTCCAGCGCCTAGCATCTGACCGTTAGACATTCCGAAAATTGTTGGAGCATCCAAGATCATTGGATTGTCCATCGCCTGCGCATACCACTTAATACCCAAAGAAGGAATTTTTCCTTTTAATAGGTCTCCCACGTTCCAACCGTTAGGCTGAATATTAAAATGTGGCAACGGAATATGAGGCCATGATATTTTAAAATTAAAGAATCCTTTAATCTTGCTAATGATGGCTTTCACAAAATTAGCTGCGGTATTCATTGGAGATGTAATAGCGTTCTTAACACCGTTCCAAACACTTGAAGCATGTGACTTAATAAAGTTAAAGCCTACTCTAACACCATTCTGTAGTTCTCCTATAATCGCCAATACTTTAGTCTTAGCGCTAAAAATAGGACTTTGAATTACATTCTTTATGTTATTAAAGATGTTTGAAACGTTGTTCTTTAGACTTTCGAAAAGATTTTTCGCCGAACTAGTAAGAGAGCCTCCCATACTAGTAATACCGTTCTTGATTCCATTAATAAGCCCTTTTCCTAAATTCCACCAATTGATGGCGTTCCATACCGCAAAAATCGCATAGATGATTTTAGGAATGTTGGCAATCAATGAAGGAATAGACATTACTAACCCTTTAATGATTTCCGCAATAATCTTAACTCCCCACACGAAAATAGTCTGTGCACTGTTAGAAAATGCATCCGCTAAATTAGATATAATCGTAGGCACTTTAGATATTAAAGTAGGGAGTGAACTCATTAATCCTTGTACTAGATAAAAGACTAATTTCATTCCCATTCCTACAAGTACAGGAAGATTAGCCAAAATAGCCTGTGAAAATTGGAGCATCATATCTAAACCTTTAGATATTAAAATAGGCATATTACTAGTTATTGACTGACCTATTTTATCAATCATACCAGAACCAATTAGGTTAGATAATTGACTGAAAATAGGAGAAATAACACCAGGCAATGCACTAATTAGACCAGCCACTAAATTAATGGCTGCAAGGATTAACGATGGCGCTAAATCAATGATCATATTCATCAATTGTGGTGTTATCTGTATCAATGCATTAGGAAGTGCATTAAATACTTCTTTGATTTTTGGAGTCACGTTTTTAGTGAGAGTTCCTAAGCTGGTAGTAAACTCACTGATAAGCGGTCCGACTGCCTGGTCGGGGTCTGCTAAACCTGTTAAAAGGTTATCCCATGACGCTTTTGTCATTTTCATAGCACCGTCAATAGTAGTTGCCGCTTCTTTTGCTGTTGTACCTGTGATACCTAAATTCTTCTGTATTTCATGGATGGCATTATAGACATCACTTAAATTGTTGATGTCATAATGTACACCTGTCAGTTTTTCGGCATCCTGGAGCAGTCGCTCCATTTCTGTCTTTGTGCCACCATACACATGTTAACACGAAAGTTTTTTATCTCTCGTTTCTATGCATTTATCATCTGCATAGTTCAGCATATCTTTTCATTGTTGAAGTCTCGTGGAGACGTTATATCTTTTCAGTCTCTATGCGTTGCCCCTGACTATGCTTTGCATAGCCTTCGGTTCTGATTACCCTGCTTTTTTATGAAGGGTTTCCAGTTTAATACTTCAATTTATACTCGGCTATGGTGTGATATTTTCAACCGAGTTTTAAGTTATCGAGCATTGTGTAGTTCTGCTTTGAGAACCCCTGATAAGCGTTTTGGATATCTTCCATATTGGTACCCATCTTATTCGCATTATCAGCCATATCAATAACAGCCATATTAGCAACCTTAGCCGCTTCTGTCTCATTGGCTGTTGATTGCTTTAATGCTGCAGCGAAAGAAGTAATAGTGTTCATATAATCATTCGCACTCATTCCAGCCGTCTTATATGCTACTTTTGCATTATTCATAACGTCCGTCTGTGCATGTATTAACTGATCATACTTCTCTTTCGCTTGTCCGACAGTCTCGCCGATTGATTTAGCGTACTCCTTTAGGCTCAGACCTTGAGCACCGAATAAAGTTTCGACGCCACCAACCAACTGCTCATATTCAGCATAATGCTGTATAACAAACTTCGTAATAGTGCCTATAGCCGTTGCAGCTGCAGTTGCTCCAACTATTGCAGCTTTGCCAACTTTAGAAGCAATCTCACCTGTCTTGTTTACAGCTTTTTCAATCTTGCTAGATTCTTCTTTCGCTGTATTAGTGGTGTCTTTTATACCTTTTTTTGTTTCTTCAACTCCTTTTAATCCGATGATACCAAAGAGTTTAAATAATTCTAACATTTATTTCCTCCTCTCTTTTAAAGATTAGGATTAAAATTGTTAAGAATTTTATAGGAGTCATTTATAGTTGTTTCCATCTCTTCATCTGTCATTGTTTCAGATGTTTCAATTCCTGTATTTTTCTTCCACTTAGCCATCATTTCATTTTTAAAGTCAGCAAATGACTTGTCATAAACTTTTGATTTCCAAATGTCGTATAACTTCTCTTCTGACACATTGTCAGCAAGTTCAGAAATGAACTCTGAAAAATTAGATAAAGAGATCATGTTATCAATCAACTCCATGGGGTTTGAATATCTCTTATAAACCAAATCCATGAAGCCGACTTCTCCTATTTCAGCAATCCAGAAACAACCTTGTAAAAATCTTTGAATTCATCTTTTTGAAAGATTTCAATAATCATCTGTGCAAGTTCTGCAAGTGATAAGCATTCAACCTGTTTTCTATTTAGATTGCTTACAGCTGACAAGAATTCAAAAACCTCATTTTCGCACTTTCCGATGTTTTCAAAAATGACAGAGACACAAGAAAGAATGATATTGAAACCAACTTTTTCAGTTAGTTCCTCTTTTGATAGTCCTTCCTTATTCTCTGCTAGTTTAGCAATCTCATTTGCATTAAAGCATTTTTTGAATTCCATAATGCCAAACTTATTGATTAGTTTAATGATTAAAAATGCATCTGTTGCTTTTAGTTTTCTTAATTTATATTCCATAAATAACTCCTTTCAATTCTTAATAATGGTTATGCAGCTACCGCATTAGGGTAATAAATGTGATAAGGTAGTATATTCTTATCAGCCTGTTCTAATTCTGCATAGCATTCAAATTCTGCTTCAGGTACTACCATCTTTTTATTTTCGCCTTCAACGGAAAGTCCTGATGTACATAAAGCATTATCAAAAATAACAATGATTGGAGTTCCATCAATCTTCTTTCCGACATACGCTAGATGTTCATAATAGTCACCTGTCTCAATCTGTGGCTTAGACACTAATTCTGTATATCCTGTTGCCGTGCTGTTTTCCGCTTCTTTAGCAAAGATAGACTTTTTAATAAAATCAGGAGTGATTTCTGCCATTTTAAATTTCATCTTGGCGCTTTCTCCGACTTTTAGAGTGCCACCAACGAATTTGACTGTTGCTCCATCAATATCTAAGTTTAATAGCTCAGGAGAAAAACTTACTGAACCACCGCCTGATGTAGCACAAAATAATGATTCTACAAAGTTCCATTTACCACCCTCATATTTCAAGCCTTTATGAATAGTTCCAGCACCTAACATAATGTTTTCAGGTGTTTTGGCTGTAATCCCACTTGAAGGAATGATTTCATTCGCCATATATTTATACCTCCCATTCTTGGATTGTTAAATTAATCTGTATTTTCTGCAATTCTATATCGTCTGTGCGAATCGGCATTGAGTAGTCATAATGTACGGCTATGCCTGCTCCGTTCGACAAGATAGCTCTCTTATCCTTGAGAGCCTTTTTAATAATTTCCTTTTGCTTTTCTAGTTCTAAGTAACTGCCTCTTGTGACACCTGTAAGAATAAAAGTGGTTCCTTGGTAATTGGTCTCTGCACTGTATTCATTTTCTAAGTACTCGCCAACCCAATAAGGATATTCAACCTTATCAGTCTTGTAATAAAGAAAATGATAGTTCACAAGTGGTTTTAATGTCTTAGAAATAAATTTCAAGCCTTCTGGTGTCATTTTCCAATATCTCCAAAGATTTCCTCGGCTCTTGCTTGAATCTTTTTCTTAGAGGAGTTCTTGGCTTTCTCGAGCGCTCTTGATGGTGCTTTTCCTGTAGTAGTAACCCACCCATATTTAGGGTGTTTATATTTCCACTTGGTTTTTCTACCATTGCCTTTAAGAGCGTACTCACCTGTGCCGAATTCTTCCCATATAGCATTCTCTTCTGCTGATCCAACAATACCGATCATATTGTCAGCATCTACCACGTGCTCCCACGAGTTTTTTAACTGACCAGTGTCCACTCTGGTGTTTCTTTTAACTTGTGACTCAAGTTCTCCGCTTGCTTCTTCCAAAAACTTTAAAGCTGCATTCTCAATTTCATCGATTATAAACATTGAGTTATCTTCAAACTGTACGCTCATCTTGTGCTCCTTTGTACTGTAGATAGATTTCTAAGTGTTGATGTAAATTCATCGGATCATCAATAAGAGTTACATCATAGACTTCACCATTCACAATCAGTCTTGAGTTATCAGCCTTATAGCCTTTTAAATCCTTATAATCACAGATGAAGATATGAGTTGACTCCTGTACCTTTGCATTAAAGTTAGTGTAATGACTATCACCGCTTGATAAGTCTAAGAAGCCAAACAAAGAGATTGATTCCGCATAATCTTCAATGGGCTCACCAATATCGTTGAAAGAATAGATGCACTTTTGAAGAGTTGCTGTAATGTTTCCACCTATCATATTAGAATCTCGCTTTCATATAAGGCTTTAGGAAGCCTGTGAGAGACTTTGGATAGCCAAGAGAGGAATTATCCCCATCCATATTAAAATATGTAACAGAGTGTCTAGAAATCGTTTCTGACTGTACTCCGACCTTGCTTCTATTCTCTTTGTCCCATTTCATGAGGTTGATAACACCCATTTTAATGTCGGCAGGATATTCAACTTTAGTACATAAGACACGAACCTCATTATTGACAGGCTTGTCAACCACAAAGTCATGCTCATTTGCTTCTGTAACAGTATATAGAGCATCGTTAAAAGATGAATTAGATACCTGTACAGTGTCACCAACCTTAAAAAATTGAGGACCATTAAAAGAAAAACGACCGTCTGAAATATTGGCGGTCGTTCTAAAATTGCGCATTTGGAAATTATTATTAGTGTATTTTCTAATCATCAATTCTAAGGCTTCTAATTTCATCTTGATGATTCCGTCAGATTCATCCGTATCGTTCAAAAGCCTAAATTCTTCAATTGTCATGATCATAGAAAATCACCTCTTTTCTTATTTTTTAGCATTGCCTTTTGGCTTGGCTTCTGTTTTTGGTGCTTCTGAAACTGCTTCAGTTTCTTCTTTCACTTCTTCTACAGTGTATCCATGTTCTTTGAACCACTGTGCCACCCATTCGTCATATACTTCAGCCTTGCCATAAGCAAACTGAACACCTGCAGCACCGATGCCACAGTAGTCTTCAATAGGTGTCTTCACTTCATAATGTTTCTTTTTATCCATAGTCATGCCTCCTATAAGATTTTAACGTTTCTTAATACTCCAGCGCCTTTTGTATTCTTTAAGGCAACACAAGCAACCATTTCAACTTCGCCCTTCTTAACTGCTCCTGGAGTGTTGAAATCAGGTAAATAAGTATTCACTCCGCTAGATCCTGTTAAAGTAACACCGTGGAATCCTTTCTTTACATCGAACTTAACAGCATAGATATCTGTTAATCCTGTCACACTTGCTTCAGAACCAACTTTTCTAGTCTTTAATCCGATGATAGGAGTTTCAACAGCTGTTTCTCCTGAAGCAGTTACAACGTCTCCTAAATCAATTAATCTTACTTTATTTTCTCCAATAGTAGTAACGACACGGCCGAAAGCTTCTTCGCTTTCTGTCTTATATCCTAATACTCTAGCGACAGTCTGAATTTTAGACTTCATATCTTCATTTACAAATAAAGCATCTGCGCCTGTTCTATTGATTAATTTGATTAATGCTTCATAGAATACACTGGCATTTTCTTCTAGCTTAGCCATTGTTGATAAGTCATAGTAAGCGCCTGTGTTAAATTCTGTTGTCTGACCAACTAAGAACTTGTCTAAACCGTCAAAGGTTTCAGAGTTAGTTGCTGAATCTCCATTGATCATAGCATTGTGGAATGTTCCAATTGCTGAGATGACCTTTTCATCAATCTGGTATGCCATGTTATCGTACATGCCTTCTGCATCCTTGATAACACGGTCAATTTCGAAAGCGCCACCGAACACCTTTAAGTTAACGGCTTTCTGTTCTAATTTTGCTTCGCTAGAAGTATATTCAGTATTTAAAGCACGGAATGCAGTGTTAGAAGGTAATTTAGTCTGTACATATCCATATGTTAATGTAGAGCCTCCACTTGGTGATACTGCATTATCGAATGGTAATAATTCTAATACTTCGGAATGTCTGATAAATGAGTCAACTACCTGTTCAGCGACTTTGTCATGCATTCCGACTTTCATATCTTTTAATAAAATTGGCATATATTAATCCTCTCTTTATTCTTTGTTTTCATATCTGTTTCTGATTGCTCCTGTCAATGTGGTTGGTTCAGGAGTATCGTCGGTTTTGCCACCTGGTAAGTTATTTTCATCAATTTTCTTAGATGTTTCGGCTTCGAACTGATTAGGATAAATAGTCTTTAAATTCTTCATTTTTTCATCAATGCCTTTTAACTTGCCGTTTTCGTCAAGTTCAGCCTTAAAATCACTGTCATTACCTAATTTAAAAAGTAAATAATCAATGTCGTCAGCCTTGGCACCAGCTGAAAGAAGTTCAATCTTTAATGCTGACTCTGTCTTTGCTTTTTTTAGTTCTTCCTGCTGATTTCTGATAGTTGTCTCAAATTCTGCAATCTTAGCAGCCATATCTTCGCCTTTTCCGGCCGATTCTTTTAGACCTTCAATAAGTTTCTGAGCGTCCGTTAAATCGGTATCTTTCTTATTTAATAATTCCTCAAGAGCCGTATATTTGCCTTTATCAACGTATTTACCACTTGCTAGATTTGCAATCTTAATCTGTTTATCCCTATTCGCTTCATTGCCGTTATATGCATTTACTGCATTAGCCACCTGTTCAAATAACTCAGTGCCTAGAATATCCTTAAGAAAATCCATGTAATACCTCTCTCCGCTACGTTTTTAAATCTAGTGTCTTCTAGTGCGGTCGCAGTTTTAACATCATGCTGGATGAATTTTATAAACCTTTTAAATGCCATGTCCAGGGCAAAATAAAAAGAGCCTACGTCTAGCCTCTGTTTCTATTTCTGTTTAATACATTGTTTTTATTCTTATATTGTGGTGGATCATGAGAAAGTTCTACTGTTTCATAGAACTCATGACCGCATATCATGCACTCATAGTGCGTTTTTCTGATTGCACAGCCTCTGTTTTTATCGAAGTATCTTCTTGATTCTACTTCAAAATAACAGTGCCTGTGTGGTCGCAGTCCTTCAGACATTAAATGCCTCCTTTCAGGGTAAAATAAAAACGGTTCCTCAGAACCGTTAAATATCTTTTTTTTACTTTCTCTTGCCTTTTTTCATTCGTTCAATGAGTGCTTTTCGACGATTAGAACCTTTGCGAAGAAGCATCACCCTATCTTTGTATCTACTGTTGAAATCGTTTTTGTAATAATCAATCCCTGTTAAAGGGTCTTCAATAAAGTCTTTACTTACTGACTCATTTTCTTTTAAAATGCCATATTTATGAAGCTGGCCATCTATAAACTTTTCCGTGTCTCGCCTCATTTCTTCGGTCATTTCAAATTCTCCGGTTATCGTTGCTTTTAAAATACCTTTTTCAAGTTCCTCATTCATAGATATCACCTTTCTTTTTCTGATAAAAAAATATAATATTTGCCATTAATTATTTCTATATTCAGTATATCAAATTCTATATCTGTTGAATATAAAACTTCTTTTTCATCAAAATTAAAAAGTGATATATCTTTTCCGTGTTTTACGTTTTTGAAAAAAATCTGTACCTGTGCCTCCGGATTATAAATGCCTACTCTAGTTGTAGAAACAAAAGATTTTATAGTAATAGATTTATTATTTATGTAATCATCGATAAAATCTTCTAATTCCTTATTCGTATAAAAAACAATTGAGCGCGTTACCTCTTTTGTATAATCAGGAATTTTATTTAATGCACTTCTTAAATCAGATACTATTTTTTTCTCGTTTTTCTGCATTTCCAAGTCATTTCTCAAACAATCATTTATTGTATATGCCAAAGAACTAACGTAGGCATTTATTGCATATCGTTCATCAGTAGATAATCCATATTTATCACAAAATTCAGATTGTTCTTTCATAAAATCTTCAATTTTATAGTATTTCTGCCTAAATTCATCAAAGTCATTAGTTTTATCTAAGCCATAATACTCGGCTCTTTCTTTAAGTATCTTCAGTTCATCAGCATCTAATGCCCACCTAGCACGTTGAAGGAGTGCGCATCTGCAGTTCACATCCTGTGAAGCAATACCAAAGCCTCCAGGATACATAACTTCCATATCATCAACTACAAAAGGCTCGTCTATTTCTGCAAGTTTACCATCAAGAAGTCTGTGCATTGGTCTAGTTCTTCCATCTAGTGTAGCATCCCACTGCTTGACCACTTCGCATCCTTTTGCCTTTGCTGCATGCTGTGCGTCATTAGCACTAAGAACTTGTATTCTATGTCCTTCTGTTCTAGCAATCCTCATTGCTTTATTAAAACCAATATTAGACGCTCCATCTATGTTTCTAGCAATGTGTGCATAAGATGAAGATGTGGCTATGCCTCTTGAGATATGCTTTGCAATCTGCTTTTTGAGGATCCCAACATCAATACCCATTCTAGTATACAGCGGTACACTCAATTTAGTATTTAACGTCATAGCCCTTGTGACTTGCTTCTCATTGATAGGAGTAATTAATGGAATGCCTTGGCCTTGAATATCGTACATAGTTCCGATATATCCTGTGTAATAGGAATCTGTTAGATATCTTGTAATGCTGTCATAAGAATCAGCGTTTAAATTCCCAATCAGTTCATCTAACTGCTTTTTGAGATTTTCTTGAAACTTCTTCTGATATATCTGAGATTGAAGCAATGATTTCTGCTTATCATCTAATTCATCAAATACAGAAAGGAGTAAATCAATCTTGCCGTTTGAAATCCTTATTTTCTGTTCTACTTCTTTAGCTGCATCTTCATATATCTTTTTTAATTCCTTCAGAAGCTTCTTCTCTTCTCGCAGTTTGGCTTTTTCAACTTCTAACTGTCTCTTATTCATCTGGCACCACATTGTTTAATGTATCAGTTGCATTGTCTACTTGCTCATATGCTTCTTTTGGCTTTGGGAGTTTATCTTTGATTTCTTCATAATCAATATCCAACTGTTCACATATCAATTTAACAATAGTCTCGTTATCGATTACTTCAGCAAGTGAAAGAATGGTATCAATTTCAGCCTGTCTCTTCTGAGCCTTCAATAATTCAATCTGTGCGTTGTCTAGTTCATTAGTGATGATTTCTTTTTCGAAACTATAATAAACATCGTCAATATCATAATCAGTCTTGTTGTTCTTATTGATTTCTTTTAAAACAACTTCAAGAATGTTATCCAGGAACTCCTCAATCCTTGCCTGCAGCTTATTGCATTTAAGATCTAGAAGAGCGTACCTTGATTTGATGACTACGTTTGTAACATTGCCATCGCCCACCTGTGCGGAATTAAAGCCCATGCCAAAGCGATAGATGTTTTCTTCATCCTTATCCATGTTCGCGATTCTTGCCTGATAAGGCACTTCGATGGTATGAACTTCAAGCCCTCCGCCTTCCGGGGTTCCTATCATCTTCTTTGTTTTCAGATTGGTTTGTAATTCTTCAAAGTCATTCCCTTCAAAGCCCTTCACTATATAAATTGGATTGTCAAAGTCGGCTAAGTTATTGGACAAGCCACAAGCCATCATGTCATAATCATCAATCAACGACTTAATAGCCTTGACTCCTGAATGCTGCTTCTTGTTATTGTCTAGTCGAAAGAAAGGTATATAACCAAAATTCTCATAATAAATAGCATTGTCGCCATCTTTTGTATAAATAACGTGTGGTCTTGGATTGATACGTTTAGAATCGTCTAAAAGAAGTCTTCCGTTTTCTTCCTGAACATAGTAATATGTCTGATTTTCATCCCATACCTGAATACGTTTAATTGCTTTGTTATCTTTGGTCAGTTTATCAATGTACCAATAAATGACATATGCGCATCCATCATCAGTCTCTCTTTCTCTGACTTCAATAACTCCTAGAGAATCAGCACGCTCGAATGTTAATCTGCCTTTCTTGTTTACGTAGGCATACATATATTCAAAGCCTTTCGTGATAGCGCCAGTAATCACTTCACTAAGAGCGTTTTTGAATTTTCTATTGAAATACTTATTCAACTCTTTCTGAAGTTTAGTGTCATCTGAGTGAACTATGCCGTCTTTTCCGCTCAAGATATACTGTACTTCCTGGTCCACCAATTCACCAAAGAAGCCGTGACACTTCTTAACATTGGCTCTAGTTGTATCTTCGACTAAAACACCGTCCTGATTATAGTAGAACATTCTATAATCTAAGATATCGTGTTCAGACTCATAATAGCGTTCTCCGACTCTTGCGAGTCGTTTCTTTTTTGATGTCTTATCATCATTGATAAACTTCAAGATTTCTTCTTCTGTCAGCATTCAATCACCTCTTTTTCAAAGTCATCAGCTAAACCAACAATATGATCAGCATAATTTCCAAATAAATCGCACATTGTTTCTTCTGTATAGCAATCCATTGAGAAGCCTAAAGAAAATAAAAAACAGTGGCATAATTCATGTATCACTGTTCTTCTTGTTAACTCCTTAGACATTCCTTTTCGAATATAGATTGTTTGTTCTAGAAACTTCGTAAGGCCTAGGATAGTGTTATCACCGTCGTTTAAAAAGTCCTTATCGCTGTCGGCATATTCCATTGTCCAGTTGATTCCATTAATATTAAATTCCATGTAGTTGTCTCCTTTATAAAGTCCACTTTTTCTGAAGTATTTCGTACTCCATGGCGTATCTAGTTGCATCAATAGCGTGGTTATTCTTATCAGGAAAGTCGCCTCTGAGGTTACCGTCCTTATCTTTTTCAATCTCATATTCATTAAATTCCCTGTAAGCATTAGGACATCTAACAGGATCTATGATGATTGATTCTAAGTCCTGTAAGAACTTAATACCGTTTTTTACACTGTCAGGGCCTTTCTTGGCGCCTGTTATTTTTAATCCTAACAGTTTGAACTCGTTTATAGTTCTTGGTTCAGCTGAATCAGCAGTGACCTGATCGTTAAGCGGGTTAATCTCTTTGATAAGTTTAACGGCATCAGCATTTGACAGCCTAGTGCCATATACTTCATCAAAAATAAAAAGACGTCTGCGCGTCTTATCATAATTTGCTTTGATAAAAGCCAAAGGGTCACCAGCATAACCAAAGTCTAGTCCGAATTTTAATCTATCGAATACATCAATTTCTTCTTTTGTGATTTCTCTAATATCAAGGTTTGTGAAAACCTCACTACCTGTACCAGTTACTTCGCCTAGATAGTCATGATTGTATTTTTCAATATTTGTTTTCTTAGTATGCTCTGCTTCAATTAGAAACTGCTCCCCAAGCCACTCAGGTGGCGCCTGTAAATAAGTTGTATGGGAGACATATGTATCATCCCTTTTTACTAGAACTTGCCTGTTGCACCAATTTCTTTGTGATTCAGGAGGGTTGAAAGAATAAAAGACACAATACTCATGTCCACCACGCAGAAGCGACTGATTAATATTGGTTATCTTGTCATATGTTTCGAATTCATCACATTCTTCATACCATACGTATTTAACATAACCTATATGGACCTTTGTTGACTTCATTTTTTTAGGTTCATCGGCACCCTTGAATATTATCTGCTGACCTGTTGGCATATAAGTCATTTTTAATTTAGACTCAGGTATTAACCAATCATCTTGAGCACCTAACTTATAGATGCCCCACTTAATCTGTTCATATACTGAATCTCTGAGAGTGTCTTTTACTCTTCTCATGATAACAGCGTTACTCATAACACCTCGCTGAGCATCTCTCATAATGCCTAGAGGTATCTCAACACCTATAAAAGAGGACTTTAAAGAACCACGGCCACCTTTTAACCAATAATGCGTGTAGTCATTGTTTTTTACATGCTTATGAACTTCATAGAAAGCCGGACCAATAGTAGATTTCAAACTAACTTTATTCATCTATATCATCCACGATTACTGTTTTACCATTAGATGTAATATCGACATTATCTTTGAACATACCGAATCTCTTTCCAAGAAGTTCTGCAGCTTTAAGCCTTTCCTTCTCATCCGGAGGCTTCTCAGCGACCTTCTGCATACCATTGCCACTCATCATCAATACCGCTGAGGCTGATTTCCCTCTGAGGACTGATGTAAGATACTCCATCACTTCTTGGATGTCAGCCGTGTTCTCATTATGAATTTCTTCAAGTCTTTTGCTTATATAATCAGAAATATCTTTCTGCTTAAGAAGTGTATTTGCTCTTACTGCTGCAACATTATCATTCTTGATAGTAGTGTATATCGTTTTATAGGCACGCGTCCCATTTAGATCTTTCAGATACTCATCTGCAAACAGTCTCTGTTTTTCTGTCATACAACTAATACACCTCCTTAATGATTCTTAATGTAAAAAGGACCAAACTGTTTAGCCCGGTCCTCTTATATATATTTCTGTCTAATACCATACTAGCACCCTTTTAAGTGCTGTGCGCTTCTGATTAATGCAGATTAATACAGTTTAATAAGAATTAATCAAGAATAATTGAAAGTTCTTTAATCGCATCACGCAGATAAGCAAATACAGATGTATTAGAACACTCCATGATATCAGCAATGTCATATATCTCTAAGCATTCTATGTATCGATAGAACAACACATCTCTTAGAGTCATATCTTCTATGCTTTCAACTGATGCTCTTATACTGCTCATTTCTTTAAGATACTTATCCTTCATCATGATGTAATCGTTATTTGTTTTTGGCTCTGCGTATGATCCTACTGAAGAATCATCATAAGGTATTGATTTAACATTGATTAGCTTGTTATCAATATATTCTATTCTATGCATCATGTTCTTGTAGTTTTTCAAATACTGTTTAGTTTCTTCTGTAGTCATTCATACACCTCCGAAAAATTATGCAGTCATCAAGATCCAAATAAGCACTGCTGCTATTATTATAATCCAAATCATCATATCCAATCTCCTTTAACCAGACATCATAATCATCCAAAGAATGATCATGAACGTAATGAACACAAATATCATCTTATAAACTCCTTCTTAATCAACCAATAGCATGATTGCGTGTCCTCTTGGCAAATCATTTACTTCAATATGAGTTACTAACATATCTCCAAAATGGTTATCCATGAATGTGTCACTATGAGTGATTTCCCATTTTGTGCCTTGTATACAAAAATTCCAACTTTTACATCTGATATCAAAGAGTTCATCTTCATCAACTCTTGTCAACACTTCATTTACTCTCATTTCTTAAAAATCCCCTTTCCTTCAGTTCAGCAATAGTCATTTTTCTTAGAAGAGGTTCGCTGTTAATTCTGTTAAAATCTTCAAGAAGTTCATTGTATTTTTTGTTAAGTTCTCTATTTTCTTTCTTTAATTGTGCCCAATCATAAGAAAGTTTGTCATGACCTTCATAAAGGTCATCATATTCTTCTTGCAGCTTCTCTTTTTCAAGTTGCATTTGTGCAATGTAAATTTTGGTTGCACATTCGACAATCGTACTTTTCAATCCGTCATAATCAAGGCCATGAATGAATTTGTTATATGCTGAATCTGATACCATATCTAATATTTCTTTATAAATCACTCTCAACCACCTCACAGTTATTCAAAACCCCTTGAATTAATGTGGGTTCTGAGTCTTCCCAATTTGTAAATTGAAACAGATTACTAAAATCATATAAATCTAGATACCCTATTTTTTCACCACTAATAGTATTCCAAACATCATAGTCTCTCTTATGAGGACGTCCTTTAAACGCAATCACGCGCTCACTTTTTTCTCTTGTGATGTATCTATAATCTCTTTTATATAAATATCTTAAGATTTCATATTCTACTTTGCTCAGCTTAATAGGCTCTTTGTATTCTGATAAGAGCCATTTCATTTTCTCGGAAGAACACGTACCGTTATCAAACAAACACCCACGACATTGCTCCACATCATTGCATCTTATAATTACAGTTGGATTGTCTGCCTTAAGCGCAAAATATTCGTGTTTATTTGTCACCGCTAATATTTCTTTTCGGTACTTTTCTGCGTTAATCATTATTGCTCACCTCATTCTCTTTTATTTTTGAATCCGCAACTAATGAAAGATAGAACTCTAAGACACCTTTATGGATGTTTGGCGCGTTTCTATAGATGCTTCTACTATAAAGTTGCTGTAAACCGTATTTTGATGCAGCTTTTTCCCAAAAATCATACCCACCAATGATTAAAGCGTTTGTAATTGCCATTTTTAGCGCTTCCTTATACATTTCAAGATGATGAATTTCACATTCTGAAATAAAATATTTATGTTTTAGTTCTGCGTTTTCTTCTTTTAAGTATTCTATCTTTCTTTCTAATTCGTTCACAAACTCACTTGAGTATGTAATTTCTTTTATTTTTTCTTGGGTCAATGTTGTTCTTCCTTTCTAAGCCATTCTTTTATAGCTTCTATATTTTTGAGATCGCAGAACTGACAACTTTTAAACTGGAATGTTCCATATCCAGGATATTCTGCTTCCATATTTCCATGATTGCATGAAACTCCATAATATTTTTCAATCAATTGATAACAGCATAATTTAATTAGAGGGATTCCTAATACTGCATCCAGTTTCTTTTCGTCAACTTTAATCATTGCCATGTTTTTTCTCCTTCAGCCATTCTATAGTGCTTTCGACAGTAGACAAAGGACAGTCCTGACATTTAATATTGAAACAACTCTTATACTTAAAAAGATGATAATTCAAATCCATGCAAGTAAATAAAGACGCATTAACAAAACGTCTCAATTTCTCTTCATCTACTTCAATACGACCCATCAAGAGCACCTCTAATCTTTTTTAACTTATCGTTTAGCATTCTCATTTCGCATTCTATGCACTCTGCATCATATTCAATGTCAGCAAGAACATCTTCTAAATTATCGCAATATTCTTCTAACGCATTAATATAGCTGTCTCTATCAAAAAGAGCATCACTGCAGTTAACATATTTAGTAAAGTCTTCTTGATGTGGTTTTTTTAAATCCTCAACTTCAACTTTTCTATCTGGTTCTTTAATCCATTTTACAAAGTTGGCTGTTGAATAAAATGGGCAGTCTCCGTCGCAGTCCCCAATATCACAAGAAACGTTAACTCTATTTCTTTTTAGAGAATTATTAAAATGCGAACATGGAGCAATTCCAAACACTTCATCATCTGCCAAGAAGTCAGCGACTGCTTCTAGTTTTTCATCACTCACAAGTTCCATGTTTTTATGTCTTCTCCCTTCTGCAATTTTTCTTCTTTCTCTTTTCGCAATTCTTCTTCTTTCTGGATTGCTCTTTCTATCTCTCTATTGATTTTCAATTTTTGATAGTCTTTGACTTTATCAATATCTAAATAGCCTAAGCACAATAACTCTGTGATACAGATAAGCACATCAGCCACTTCCTCGTGTAAGTTTTCTTCATATTCATCATGAAAGCCATATCTCTTTATTTTTGTGATGGCTTGGATTAACTCAGCGCATTCCTCTGAAGTAATAGTGAGAGTTAGATCATCACCATTTACGTGTGCCACCTTATCCAATCCTAAAATTATGCTTTGTGGATATTTTAATAATTCCACTAATCTTCCGATTTCTTTAAACATTCTTTAGCCCTCCAATACGAATGTGATCAACTGAGCGCCTAGAATATTAGCTAAAGTTTCAGCTTCTAATTCATCAGTGAATACTTTTGCCTTTTCTGCACTTTCCTTTAAATTGACTGAATCACTTGATGTATTAGTTACATATAATTTTCCTAACTTTACCAGATATAATTTTTCCATTTGTTTTTCTCCTCTTTCTTAGGATATAAAGTAAGCACTGCATACTGCTCTTGTGCATATGCTTCATATCCTATAACTTGATATTCATTTTTATATTGCTCGATTAAATCCATTAGCTGCTGCATAGAGTAATAATCGACTTTCTTATATACATATTTCATAATTCCTCTAATGAGATGTAGATTCCTGGAACGGCGCTCCAAAATTTTTCAATCACTTCGGAAGCCACTCTTGAGTCATTAGTGTAGAAGCCTAACTCTTCCAAAATGTCTTTTAACATCTTATTCAAATTATCAGTATCAGGCTTTGTGTATTTATACTCGCCATCCACTTTGTGACTTTTGTTTAACGGAAAGCACCATTTAACAATCAACTGGCAAGCGTGATCAATCGGAGCACCAGGAGCATAAGGTGCGATTGCATCTCTTAACTTAACGTATGCTTGCTTCTGTTCAGGACTTTTATATACTCCATATTTACCGATTCTATGCTCCTGCGCTGTAATTGTTGGAGGAATCATCTTTATAAAAAACTGCATTGTTTAATACCTCAATTCTTTCAAAAATCACTATTTACTTGATAATGGAAATACATATAGGGGAGAGTTTCACAACTCCCCTATATTCGTATTTTCAATTAGCAATAGTGAACGTGCCACATATATATTTATATATAGCGTGGCACGAACACGTGGCATTACGCTTTTGTTACAATTCCTTTAGTGTATTCAAATCCTTCTAGACTTCCATTTTTAATCCATCTAGGTATAGCGTGAGCGATTGAACTGTGTGTCTTTCCCATCATCAACCCACTTTCAGCTAGTTCTTTTACTGTAACTTGACCATCATGATTTAACTGATCAAAAGCATTTAAGAATAATTCAATATTTTCATCCTGTTTCTTTTTGTTAGTCTCGTTCATCTTTTCGAACTTAGACTTTTTCTTTGAACCTTCAGGACGGCACCCTTTTAGCAAGTTAGCATTATCCAAGAAGTGAACAGGATATTTAAAGAAGCAGTTGATGGGGTCGAACGTAGCGAACTCTCTAAGAGTTCCAGATATCTGAAGGGCAGTAATGTGCTTAGCTTCATCAACTTTTAATTCAGTCAGATACTGCAATTCGTTCATCTGTTCGAATCCAAGCATTTCAGCACAGTAATCATTCATTGCTTCAAAATCATGATCATCTGTTTTCTTAGTCTGATATATATAAGTTCTCCATTTAGGTACGTACTTATCAAGTACAGCGTGCATTGCTTCAACTCTTGCTTCATTAATAAAGTGTTCCTTGACTTCTTTATTCATATCCAATTCAATCATATCTAGCAGTGCATCAGGGTCTCTTGCGAAAACTCCTGAACCACTCGCACGGTCCATTGACTTCTTGCCACCCTGCGCTCCTTTAGAGTGATGATGTGCATATATAACAGAAGCACCAAGCGCATCAGCTATCTTATCAAATTGATTACAGAACTTAGCCATCTCACTCGCGCTGTTTTCATCACCCGTGATTACCTTGTAGATAGGGTCAACAACTACAGCAATATACTTTTTCTTTTCTGCTCGTCTGATCAGCTTTGGTACTAACTGATCTAGTGCAGGGGTCTTCCCTCTCAAGTTCCATACAAAGATTCTATTTGCATTGTTGGGAGTCAATCCTAATGTTTGATAAACATCTTTAAACCTGTGAAGGCATGAGGCCCTGTCCAATTCGAAATTGACATATAACACATCTCCCTGTTTGCATTGTCTTCCCATCCATTTAGTACCCTCAGCAATTGCGATACACAATTCTATTAATGAGAATGATTTACCACTTTTTGAAGGGCCCACAAGTAACATCTTATGACCTTGTCTTAAAATTCCCTCAATTAATTCTTCTGCATAATCAGGAAGATTAAACAATACATCAGCCAAATTTTCTTCGTCGGGTAAATCATCATTCATTGACTCAACCCATTCAACCCAATCTGACCATGTCTCTTTTCCTGTGTTGGTTTCAATAATGAACTGTTTATGATCACCGCGAATGCATCCAGGCATTCGAGAAAGTCTTGATGGATTCTTGTTCTGACTGTCAACTTCTAAGCCGTTCTTATCGCATATCTTATATAAGTAACTTACACGTTCTCTATATTCTTTGTTATCGGAAGCATCAACCTTGACAATAGCGTGTATTGACTTAGCACCACTATATACAACTGCTGCAACAGGCAGTTCTAACTGATGGATGATGGACAACTGCTTTCCAATATCCAAACTGTCAGATTCTACAAGAGCATATTTAAATGATGCTATATCAGTGTTTCTAACACCTTCACCATTAAGTGGATTAAATCGAATCCATGCACCTGCTGCTTGATTGTAATCTCCAATCACTGCTCCAATGTCACCATTGCATGAATGAAGTCCTTCAACAATCTGCCCTGCTGTCATTCTGAAGTTTCCGCGGTTTCCAGGAATGAATTTTCCTTTTTCATTTTCTATTGAGGAAACTACAAAACCAACATACTCGTCTGTGTCGAATAGAGTAGTTAAATATCTAATTAACTCATTAGCTGGATTCCAATTCGAATCACTAGGCTCATTAAGTTCAATACTATCTATAGAGTCCTTATCTATAATATTGCCAATTTCATCTTCCCAACCAAGAACGCCTTCATTAGGATCTATCTTTTTTTGAGGAACAAAACCACCTCTTTTAGCATAATCAAAGATTGTTCCGCCTGTGACAATATCCCCTGCCGTTTCATTGAAGGAATTCCATTTTGTAAAGCACTCTCCTCTTTTGTATCTTTCTGAATCCTGAGAGCTCCAGGAATCCCAGTCACTTGCTTCATATCCCTCATGTTTAAGGGCCATTCCAACATTGGTCCATTCCTGGTAGGAAAGTTCAGAAGGGTTGATATAGTCAAGTAACTCTAATAGATTGTATTGTTTCATTCTTATTCAACTCCTTCTGGTTTATAAGTAGAAGATTGTATTCCTTTTGGAAGTCTCCAGTTATTTGCGGAAATTCTAGAAATCATAGAACTAGCATCCTTGAACTTCCAAGTTCCAACATTTCTGAATCCTCTTCTTTCGAGGAATCTTACTTGTTTTGGAGTTGCCAGTCCTTCTTTACTTCTTAACTTTAACCTGTCAATCAGCATAGAAGCATATCCAGCGTTAGGAACTTCATTAGACTCAATTCCATGTGCTTCTAAATATTTTAACTGCTTTTCATTTGCTGGAGCACACTCCCAGCCAAATGAAGGAACGTAATTCTGCAAGTCTTCAGCTTGTATGCTCATTGCATACTGCAATGGATCAACTAGCTTCTTCTTACGCTTTCTCATTTCTTCAAGCTGCTCAGCAAGTGCTTTTTCTCTTTCCTCTTGAACATCCTTCAAGGCTTCTTCTTCAACCTCTTGAATATCCATTTCAGCTCCTGCATTGTCTTCTAGCTTCTTGGTCATTTTTCTAGCGACTTCATCGCTATTACAGATAAGTGAGGCTGGATGACATAATTCATGTCTTTCGCTGTGCCAGAGAAAATCCAATAAAAGTAAATCTTTCTTTCCTGTTTGAGGTGATAGCCTTGTACCTCTTCCAACCATCTGAGAATAGAGACTTCTTACTTTTGTTGGTCTTAGCACAATAACGCAATCAACATCAGGACAATCCCATCCTTCAGTCAATAACATAGAGTTGCAAAGAACATTGTATTTATTTTCCGCAAAGTCTTTTGTGATCTCATTTCTATCTTTTGAGTTGCCATTTACTTCAGTGGCTTTGAAACCATGCTTATTTAAAATTTCAACAAACTTTTGAGATGTTGAAATCAGCGGAAGAAAAACAACTGTTTTTCTATTCTTGCAGTACTTTTCCATTTCACTGGCAATCCCTTCAAGATACGGATCTAGTGCGCTACCAATATCACTTGCTTTAAAATCTCCAGCGCTCATTGAAACGCTTGATAAGTCTAAAGTCAGCGGTATAGTCAGTGCTTTAATTGGCACTAGATACCCGCTTTTAATTGCTTCTGGTAAAGTATACTCATATGCCAAAGTCTGAAAGTAAGAACCTAAGTTCTTCATATCTCCTCTGTCAGGAGTAGCAGTTACACCAAGCACTTTTGCACTGCTGAAATATTCCAACACTTTCTGATATCCATTGCTTAAAACGTGATGCGCTTCATCAATGATTATTGTGTCGAAATAATCTTTTGAAAATCTAGACAATCTTTTATCGTTCTGCAATGTTTGAACACTGCCCGTTACAATTCGAAACCATTTGCCAATACAAGTCTGTTCAGCCTTTTCAACTGCGCATCCAAGACCTGTAACTTTCTTTATTTTGTCAGATGCCTGTTCTAGCAGTTCGCCTCTATGTGCTAAAATAAGAACCTTATCTCCTCTTTTAACACAATCCTCAGCCACTTTTGCAAACACTATTGTTTTTCCACAGCCAGTGGGAAGAACGAGAAGGGTTCTTTGAGTTCCCTTCTCTTCCCACTCTGTGAATATGGCATCATGAGCCTTTTGTTGATAATCTCTTAACTGCATTATTTCCAGCTATTATTTCTCCAATCCTGTGGCTGAGAAGGTGCTGGAGCATTCTCGTTAATCACGAATTCTTTTACATTATTGTAAGTTGAACCGTTATATTCTCTATGAGAAATTTTAACTGTTCCTGTTTTTCCAATGATACCGTTCCAATCAGGACGGAACGGAACTCCTTTCTGCTTCATTCCAATGCATTCGAAGAATTGAGAAATCTTCCATTCAAGTGATTTATGAAGGATTAATGAAGTGATCACTTTTACTTCTTTTCCTTCATAATTGATTGTCAAAGTGATGTCAGCCTTATTACACACAGGAAGTTTTCTATTACCTGAGGTTTTAGATCTAACGAAGTTATCTTTGATGATGAACTGATAAGTTCCAACAGGTAATAATGTGTATTCTTTGGATTCGGCTGTAATTTCATCATCCCAACCCATAGCGCCATCATTTTGAGGTGCTTGGTTGAATCCGTTCTGATTGAAGTTGTTTTGATTGTAGTTATTAAAATTGTTATCCATTTCTTAATCTCCTTTTTAAATTAGAATTGCATTTCTGTTTCTGTGATAAAGTCTTTCAAGTTGCTCCAATTGCTAGCGATGAATTCCCAGAAGTCATTAGGCATATTTTCAATTGGAGTATCTTTTGGGAAGAATCCCTTTAAGAAGATGACTTCCTTCAATTTCTCAATTGAAATATTGTCACATTTCATCAAGTCTCTTACTTTAGAAGGAATCTTCTGATATTCTTCAGACTCAAAATCAATAGCACTCACAGGATTATTTTCTTTAATCTGTGGTTCTTTTGGTTCAACAGGTACATTTACCTGTGTTTGTGGTTTTTCATCTGCAGCAGGAGCACTCATAGGTTGCACACTATGGACTTGTTCAAACTGATTTCCTGTCAGACTTTTTTCTACAAAAGGTCTAATGACTTCATAATTGAATTCACACTCTTCAGGCAATCCATGACGGTTTTTTGCATCCCAACATGGTTTATGTGTGGTATACATCATTCTTTTGCCGCCAACTGCTTTACCTTTGCCGTTGTTATCAACTTCAGAAACAAATGTCTGATAGTTAACAAATAGAACCATATCAGCCCATTCTCTAATTAACCCAGATGATTTGCCTCCTGTTTTCTTGCCAAGTTTTAACTCATATCTATCATATTTTCCTGTCTGATTTGGCTCTTCAAATTTTCTAATCTGACTATGCGCAGTTAAAACAATAGCCATGTTCCCAATGCTTCTAGCTTCTTCGAGTAAATTTAAAAATCTTCCTTCCTCTTCTTCGAGGTATACATACCCGTTTCCATACCCAAAGTCTTCGATTCCTTTTAGACCGGCTTTTTGACAGATGTGATCAATTATTAATCTTTCTCCCCAGTCAATAGAATCAATGACTAATGTTTTGCATAATTTATTTTTAGCTGCATACATAACTTCTTCTTTTAACATCTCGTAAGATGTAGGTTTCGGAAGTCTTCTCACGTTCATAAAGTCTGTAGACCCTTCAGTATCAATAAATAGTGGCTCTGGAAACTGCGCTGCAAAAGTGCTCTTTCCAATTCCTTCAGGACCATAAACCACTACTTTTAAAGGCTTATCATTTATGCCTGATGTAATTTCAAAATTCATTACCACTTCACTCCTTCCCAAGAATTAGCACTCACTTTTGGTTCTTCTTTTACTTCTTCTTTCTTTTCTTTTTCTAAATTATTTTTGGCAACATAGCCATCTTCAATAATAATTGAACACTCGTCGCCTGTGCTTACTCTTGTAGCGATAGCCTGTAAGCCTTCAGACTTTAGCCAATCGCCAAATTCCTTAAGAGTGTTCATATCCATCTGTTCCAATTTATCTAA